TGTACGCGCAGTGCCGGGGGGTCTGTGCTAGACACACAGCCTTATCTCTTCCCTTCTCTCGTCTTGTCTATCAGTATTCTCTCTGCTCTGGTGAGTTGTCTTCCTTCTTTCTTCGCTTGTATTGTCAATCGACGAGCGAGCATGTCTGCTTGCTCCTGTCGTCGTCGTTGCTGCTTTCGTTTTTTTCGCAGTCTGTCTGCTGCTAGTATTGCTGCTCTCTCGATTGCAACCTGCTCTGCTGTCTTGCCAGGCTGCTCTCGTATCGTCTCTGTTTTGATCCTGAGCTCGTTCTCCGAGAACATACGAAAGGCTGCTGCTGTCGCTCTGTTCTTCGGTAGTCCTTGCATCCGGAGCTCCGTGACCTTGTCTGCTATCGCTCTGTTCTCGCTCTGTGTTCTGTTGCGTCTCGCTCTCGACATTACTTCTTTTTCTTCTTGTTGGTTGCTGTTCTGCTTCCTCTTTTCGGTTTCGATGGTTTCGGACGAGGCTTCGACATGACTGATCTTATGGTCTTTCTTGTGTTCTTTTTTCGCATGTTTTCTCCCTGTTTTGTATGTTATTATACTCATATTGTATCATATCTGCAAAGAATAGGAGCTTTTATGCCAAAGTATCGAGTCCCTGGTACCGTCTCAAGAATAGCACGTCGAGCGATAGATTATAACCTCAGTCTCCCAATGAGCAGACGAGCAGCGTACAAGGACGAAGGAGGGAAGAGAGTCCCAGGGACAGGGATGAGAACAGCAAGCCGGCTCGCGTCTGGATCTATAGATGAGGAACAAATGATACTGATGAGAGCATGGTTCGCTCGTCACGGAGAGAGCGAGAAGGAAGCAGAAGCACGAAAGGACAAGACCAGTAAGGCTGCGATTGCCTGGTCTCTGTGGGGAGGGAATCCGGGGAGACGATTCGTCTCTGCGAAGCTGCGGCAACTCGAGAGAGAAAAGAAGAAGAGCCGAGAGGATTAGTCTCGGCTCCTTGGTTGCTGTTCTGGATTATCTCTCGTTATGCTCTATTCTTATAGACCATTCTTTGTTTTTTTCGTTCTTGTATTTTATCATTAGAGCGCAGACATATTCTTTTGATACGTCGATAGCGTCTTCCCAATCTATTAAGGGATCAGAGTGCATATAGTCGTCTATCAGGGTATTGATTAAAGTCTCATATTCATAGATAACGACTTTTTTTTCTTTATCTATGGATATGATCGCTCTGTCACATAATAATCTCGGTTCCAAATAAATCATCACGATTTAATTCTAAAAGAATGAACTGGCAACTCTCGTCCCTTTCTGTGTGGCTTGTATTGTTGATTGATTGGCATTTTTCTTTTCCTTGTTTTTGGGGTTGCGCCCCTTTCGGGGCTTTGTTGGTTAATCGACTACAATGAGCCACTTGTCTTTTAAGTCTTTGAGGTTTTCGAATCCTAGAGTATCATCGTTTGATCCGGAATATACCCACAATTCAATGTATCCGTCGGAGTATTGCTGTGTGTATCTTACTTCTACCCACCTTCCTGTCTCTTTGTTCTCTAGTATTTTGGAGCATACTGATTTAATTGTCGTTATCTTTTTTGTTTCCATGATGTTGTTTCCATGATGTTGTTGTTTTGTGGTTATTGCAGATCTCTTATTTCTTCTAATTCGCTAATTGCATTTGTTAATTTTTCAACGCCCCATCCATATTTATGTTCTAAGATCCGAAGTTCACATGTAGCAGGATGTTTATCGAGTAAATCGTTGAAACCTTCATTATTGACATCTAATTCTGGCAAAATTTCGACGACAGTATCAATAGCTTGTTCTATTTTTTTCTGCTTCATTTTGAAGGTTTCTAATTGTTGCTTAAGTGTATTTATCATTGTTTCGGTATTCATGATGTTGTCTCCTTGTCTGTCGAGTTTGGGTTATTTTGTTTCCGACATGTACTATTATACTCCGATTGTTTTCAGGTTGTCAACAATTCTTTTTAAGGTAATTAAAAAAACGCCATCCGGTATATCGGAAATCGCGATAATGATGTGAATTTATTTTTCCTCCTCGCTGCTTTCGCTCTCTGTCTCCTCTTCTTCTGCCAGAAGATCGATCATAATCTCTATCAGTTCGACATATATCTCTATCAGTTCCACTTTCTTGAGATCGACGATACCCTGGTCATGTTGTCGATTGAGCGAGAGAGACAGAGCCTGTAATCGTTTCGTGAGATGGTATAGGTCGCTCTTCATGTCTGCTCCTCTGTCGATGGTTCATTCTACCCGATAGATCTCAATCGATACTATATTTTTGGAGACGATTGTGAACCATAAAAAAAGACACCTTCGAGAAGAAGATGTCTGTCGTCAGAGATATATCTCTATATAATCAGCTATTCGTCATCGTCAAGATCATCGATATCCATAATGACAGGAATAGCAAAAGCAGAGAGAGCCGTGAGAGCCAGAGCAAAGAGATTATACAGTATCATGTCTGCTCCAGTAGTTCGGAAGTGATAACCTTCCCGTATCTTTGGATCAGAAGACGCTTTGATCTCTCGTCTCCTTCGTTCGCTTTGTTGACGAGATACTGTACGTCGATCATCGTCAGGAGCTCCAGTCTCCCGCGCAATACCTCGATCATCTCGACGAGAGCGACCTGTCGTCCCTTGTCCTCTGTCTGCTTCAGTCTCTCGACCAGGAAGGAGATGATCCCCTCGATCTTCTCTGCTGTGTTTTTTGTTGTTGTCATGATGTAGTCTCCTGTGTTGTTGTTGTTGGGTTGTTATACCAGTCCGTATTCTTCGAACAGGTCTTTAATTTCATTGAGAGATTTTCTCCCGAAGTTCTTCAGTCTGAGCAGTCCCTCGTCTCCTTCGGACTGTACTCGAATATAAACATCTTCGAGATAGTCGAAGCCTCCATTCTTGAGACAATTTTCAGTCCGGACCGAGAGCTCACAGTCTTCGATTCTGTGGATCTTTCCATCTTTAGATTGTGATAGTCTCTCGATTTTCTTTTGGTTGTCTTCTGTGATGACAAAATGATTATTCTCCCACTTGCTGATCGTCTCTCTGGCTACTCCGATCTTCTCTGCAAATTCCTGCTGTGTGAGACCCAGTCTCTCTCTGGTGGCTTTCACTTCGTTTCTTTTGTCGATATGCTCGATGATCTCTGCGTCTTCGACGTTGTCGATCTCCATGAGCAAGAAGTCGAGAAGATTGTCCGAAGTGTCTGTGATTACTTGTCTCATTCCTGAGTGATATTGTATGAATAATGTTTTCATGTTGTCTCCTTGGTTGTGCCCCTTTCGGGGCTGTGTTGGTTGTTATTTGGCTTCGTTGAGTGTTCTCATAAGAATCGTGTGAGGGTTATTGTTCCATGATCTCCAGTCTGCGAGAGAATACAGTTTCGATCCGTCCTTCATTTGCACAATGATTCTTTTAATTGTCTTGTTTCCTCTGGTGACGTTGACCCAGTATGCTTTTTTCATAATGTTATTGAGTCCCCCTTCATATCCTTTGAAAGGATGAGCTGCTTCTCTCTGCATTGTTTGGAAACCGCGAAGTGTCAATGTGTATTTGTATTGTGATCTCATGATGTTTTCTCCTTGTGTCGTTGTCATCATGTAAACAGGTTATAGGATATGTTTTCATAGTGCAACCATTTTCTACACTTTTTCTGTACTTTTTCGTAGAAAGTCCAAAAAGTCCACCCTTTGACCAGCATGTTGGCCAGCAAAATAACAAGGTTCTACCTAGCTTTTCCTCTGTTTTACTATATAATTGGACTTTTTCTATAAACTTTATAAAAAGGGGTAATTATAAAAGTTATAAGAAAGTCCACGGACTTAGTGGACGCAATAAAAAAACCCCGTATATCACGAGGTTTTTGTCTGTTTCATTGCTGGTCAAACTGTGGACGCGTCCAATTATGACGGCCACCATCCCCGGAGACGCTTCGATGCATTCTCGTGTTTTTTCCGACGAGCATAGACAAAATTATTCGACAGCAGGATGTCTGAGATAATCGCTTGATTCTGTCTCGTACTCTTGTCGAGATGCTTTATAGAGTATCTTGTCGGGTCTGGGTCTTTGTATATATGCTCCAATATCTGAGACACTGTATAAGGAGGAGAGAGAAGAGACACAGCATCCAACACAGCATCCTCGAGAGGATGGGGATCCGTAAAGTCAGCAGCAGACGAGACGCGCAGCTGCTCCTCTTCGTCTGTGAGATAATGCTGCTCTCCTGCTTCGTAGTGATACAGAACCTCGGACCATATGAGATCGAGATCCTGTCTCAGTTTGCATATGTCTATCTTCTTGCGTCCCAGGTCCACACACCAGAAGCGACGAGATCCGGATGCATCATTCAGGACATTCTTCTTGTTCGTTGTCGCACAGAAAATCGTCTTCCGCGCGAATTTCTGATAGCTTCTCTTGTACGGGAGACGAACATCATCGTAGTCTCGAGACAGGAATGCTTTCTCGACTCTGACATCCTTCGTCCTCTTCGCTAGTTCTTGTAGCTCATAGATTGCTTTCCCTTGAATAGCCTGCACACTCTCCCGATAGTTATCCATAGAGAGCTCACTGTCTCCGAAGTACTGACCGGATAGCACACTCGAGAAGCACAGACAGCGCAGAGCGGTACTCTTTCCGATTCCTTGTCCTCCATACAGAACGAGCATCGCGTCTGCTTTGATCGGCTTGCGTACTGTGGCATATGTGCGAGCAGCGACAGAGATCAACCATCGGAGAGAGTATGCTTTGTTTATGGGCGTGTCTTCTGCTCCGAAGTAGTCGATCAGCAGTCTCTCTGCTCTTGGCTCGTCTCCCGGCTTCCACTTTCCTCTGATGCTATCAAAATAATCATGTATCGGATTCTTCTTGTTCTCCTTGGCTACGATCTCGACAGCAGCGAAGATGTCGTCTTTCTTGAAATTGACAGACCATCGATCCTGACAGACATATCGGATCATATCGACATCGTGATCAGTGATCTCTCCCCAGTCTCCGACAGCGTCTTCCCATCGGACAGACTCCGCAAAAGAGTCATAGTACGATCGACCCTTGAAGACAGGATGATGTCTCAGCAGCTGCGTGATGTTGTACAGAGACGCGAGAACCTTGTCTCCTGAGTCTGATCTCCGGATCCGGATGTCGAATCCCATATTCGTTAGTATCTCGATTCGTGCGCTCGTTGTGCTGTGTAGTTGTTGTGTGTTGCTCATGTTGTCTCCTATAGGTATCCGTTTATTTCTGCCAAGTATCCGAGGCTTTTCCGAAAGCCACATGACGATCTGTGCATGCAATACGCTAGACTGCTGCTCTTGTTATTGTCCTTGCGTATCGGGTCGATAAAGAAGAATGTACAGTCATTTAGATGACATTGAGGACAAGTCCAGCCCGTAGCTCGTTCTCCTGCGTCTCCGTGTTTCATCGTCGATCCCAGGAAGACAGCGAGCTTTCTTCTCTCTATTGGACATTCGGATAGCTGCTGATACTTCATCCGTCTATTATCCGAGTAGCTTCTGTTCTGTCCGAGTTGCTGCTCCTTCTTCCGGAGCTCTTCGAGACGCTGCTCTCTCTCTGCTTCGATACGTCTGCGCTCTGCGAGATAGTCTCTCTTTGCATCCTGTGCCATTCCTGCCCAGTCGAGAAGCTTCCCTCTGATGTGATTCTCTTTGAAGTATTGCGTCCTGTATCCGACAAAATACGCTCGGCTTGCATCTTTTGCGCTCTCGTCGAACTTCGGACCCCGGAAGATCATGTCCCAATATTTTTTCACTGCCATATGATAGAACATCCAATCCTCCGCAGGAGCGTCTTCCGCGAGAGGAATGACGAGACGAAACCTGTCCTCGGTCCAGGGATTGTGCGATACACTGGTGTGTAAATATGCTTTAATTCTGTGAAGATACATAGCCACAGACACAGAGAAGAAGAGGACATCATGATCGACATCGATGACGATACAGGACAAGGAGACGACATTCTCTGCGGATCTCTTTCCATCAAAGACAGCAGGAGACCAGCATCCCTGCTTGAGCTTCTCTACTGGTTTTCTGTCTGCTCCGAGGAAGCGACAGAGATTCGTCCAAGAATAAGATCGTCTAATTTGTTTGTGGGGGTTGAGTATGCTCGGAAAAGCGGTTATATTGTATAGGCGTGACATGTTGTTTATCCTCGTGTCATGTTATTGTGTTGTAAAGATTTTCCTTGTGTACCCTGCTTTGTTCGTATCAGAGCAGGGTATTTTTTTATATTGTTGTGTAGATCGGTGCGTTCTGGATCATGAGCTCGATCGATGGTCCCTCATCGGATGAGGCATAGAATTTGTCTGCGACGATCTTGACGACTCTGCAATCGTCATCGATGGGAAGAGCATCAAGAACAGACTTTACCAGGTTATCGAGATCGGGTCTCTTGTCGTGATACTCTCGTTCGCCGGCTCCGAGACGCTTCGGTCTGTGAATTACGAATGTAATCTCTACCATGATCGGACCATCAGGGACATATACATCCGACAGTCTCTCCTTCATCTCTTTCACCCACTCGCGATATTTCACTGGATAATAAACCCTTCCCGCTCGTGTCACTCTGGGACGAGGACATGCTACGGGAGCAATCTCGATTATCATACTCTCTCCTGTGTTGCTTTGTCAAGGACAGCAGAGACATGTCCGCATATCGTTTTAAAATACCATCCCTGACAATTGCATGTAGCAAAGTCATATCGCGGATGATCTGGATAGATATAGACGATCGTGACATACTGTCCTCCCGATGAGGAGCGAGTAACAGCCACAGAGACCCGACAGTCCCGTCCTGAGATTGTCTGCTCCTTCTGAGACATACAGACGATCTCAGTCTGTCGTCCTTTGCGCTTGACATGATCGGATCGTACTGGGATCATTCTGTCTCCTTCTTCTTGTTTTCTTCATTCTTAAAGTTTCTCCATCCTTCCGAGTATGCATGCTCGAGATCACTCAAGATCAACACAGAAGAGATCCCTGTAATTGTAGCAAAATATCTCGATATGTGTCTGTGTACTTGTCTCCCAGGAGGAGCACCATGTCTCCAATGAGAGATACTTGACAGTGAATAATCAACATAAGCAGCCATCTCCTTTCTATTCCACTTCCCGCGAGACAGAGAGATATACAGAACAAAGAAGTTCTTGATCTCTGGGAACCTCTTATTTGTATTTCTGCATCCTTTCGTCTTCTCCTTCTTTGGTGGAACCTTGGGAAGAAGATCCGGATTGAATTGTCTACGCTTCATGATTCCTCCATTCGGAGACATGACATCTCCACAAGATCTCTCGAAGCAGAGCAGACTTGTTATCGATATCTCTCTTCTCGAGAGCGTCTGCGATACGGACCTTCAATCGGCAGGTCGGAAGACGCTGTCCGGATCTCCACAGAGAGACCGTCGATCGATTGACATCGATCTCTCTTGCTAGTTGGGATGAACTTATTTTGTATGTGTTAAGCGTCTCGCTTAACCATTCCGAGAAGTCGATCTCCTCTGTTGTGACATAATCTGTCATTGTGTCTCCTGGGTTAGATAGATTGTAAGTATGAGAGTCTCATCGCGACTACATCTCTATTGAAGTCGAAGATCTCTGCGACTTGATAGATCTTCTTCTTTGTAATTTTTCGTGCATTGAAAAGATCGAGCATTGCTCCATAATGTTGATACTTGCCAGGCTCGACTCCTTTTGGAGTAATCGCGGACTCTGTCCAACATTTAAAAATCCATGCAATGATATTAGATGCGTCTGCTTTCTTGACCTTCTTTGGATCGATGTCATAACCGTCTTCTGTGTATGTTACAAAATCGTGCTCTTCCATAATAGGAGCTTCTGTCGCTGTCTCTGCTTTCTTGAGATAGCCGTCTCTGTCTGCTTCCTCTTGTTCGATCTCTGAGACGAGACGATCTGTATCGACATATCGGTGATGACGAAGACTTCTTATCGCTGCGAGATCTGCTTTCAATTCGTCGATTCGTTGTTGACAAAATTTGGCATATTCGAGATATTGTTGTCTTGTGTGTTGCATGGTATTGTCTCCTTGTTGTATTGAATACTTAGTCAGTATAACCCGAGTGTTGTCGGGTTGTCAACAAAATAAGGAAAAATAATATGAGCGAGATAAAATGCTTTGTCGATATAGAGACTACAGGACTGAATCCAGAGATACACGAGATCATAGAGATATGTATTATTCGATGTGTAGAGGGTTTTCCTCCTCTGGTCTGGGTAGAGAAATTGTCTCCCCAACGTCTGGACCTAGCAGACCCGAGAGCTCTCGATATAAACCGCTTCTCTATCAAGGAGTGGTACGAAGCGAAAGAGCAGGAGGAGGCTGCTCGGATGATCTCCGAACTGACAAAAGACGCGATTCTGATCGGTCATAACATCCGATTCGATGAGTCCTTTATCTCAGAGCTACTCCATCAGCATGGAGTGAAAGCATTATATAAGCGCAGACTGATCGATACAATCACTCTCGCTCATGAGCACATCCCGCATATCGGATCTTTGTCTCTCGAGAACATCAGAGAATACTATAATTGGAACCTAGAAGGAGCGCACAGAGCGAAGAAGGACGCTCTCGACTGTATGCGCTTGTATCATCGTCTGTATCGTTGCTCTGTGTTCTCTCGCTCGTTCTGGCGTATCGCTCATGAGGTTCGCGGACTGGTAAAAATAATCAAGAGGTTTTGTAAGTAACCAGTAATTATCCTTTGACCTGTTCTTTGATCTGCTCTTTGATCCTCATCTCTTGTATCTGCTCTTTGAGAGGTTCGAGTATTGCAAAGAGTTTCTTTTGTCCTCTCTCGAGAGACATGATCCGATCGGAGAACGAGGAGACGAGATGGTCTCTGTCTTGGTTGAGTTCCCGGATCACCTTCTCGAAGCGATCGCGGATGATCTGCTCTTGGTCCCTGGCTTCTTTCCGGATCTCCTTCATCTCGTCTCTCTGCTCCTTGTTCGTCTTCCTCTGGTCCCAGTATTGATACAGGAGAAAGCCAACGAAAGGAGCATTCGTCGCGAGATCCATCCATAGATTTGTTACAGTCGCTTGATCCATTCCTCCTCCATAGGGTCCGCTTCGATGAGCGTGTATGAGAATGAATCGTATCCGATACCGACCTGTAACTGTGCGAGACCGATCAGACGAGAGAAGTCCGCAGGGTTTTGTATCACTTGACATCCTGCCGAATAGTAGCGAGTAGAGTCGACCAATTTGCTCTTGTGGGCTCTGTGGATGTTGATACCGAACATCCCTGTGTCTTCCTCGAGATAGTCTGTCTGATTATTTAAATTATTGTCCCTATAGACGGTTACTTCTGCGTTTCTCTGACACAAAGCTAAGTACGAGCCTCTATGCATGTCAAGCTTCCATGCTCCTCTATATTGTCCAGGCTTGAGGACTGCGACTCCTTTGCTGTTGCCGGGATTGAGATGCTGCTCGAGAGATGCGTCTGTCGTGCAGACATAACGCTCTTCAATCCATTCTCCTCTGTCTTTGTACACGCAATGAAACATATCATCGAATCTCCCTGGCGTGCGAGACGGGGATCGGACTCCGATCAGGTTCAAGTCATAATCTTTATTTGTGAAAATCTTGTATCCCATCGACTCGACACGTCGCAAAATAGGAGGCATGACTTTCTTCCAATTGTTAATTATCATGTGGTCACTCTTCTCAAGTCTATCGTAGTCTCTTGGTACATTATATCATATAACCATGCTGCTCCGTCGTATTGCTTCCCGACGATCTGCACCTTTGCAGACTCTAGTCCGAGATCCGGATCTGTCAATGATATCACGTCTCCGAGACGGAGATAACCAAAGGAGAAAGCGGCTTGATATTGTGTCCTCTTCTCTGGGAGTGCTTTCCGTCTGATCAGGTCCATCCCGATTTTTATCGCTGTGTCTCTGTCGTGTACGTACTCGAGAGAGAGTGTTCCTTCCTGCCGTCCGTATCTCTGGACAGACTGTATACTGTATGGAGAAACAATCTCGTAAGGAAGGACAGCGTCTTCGTTTCTCTTGTCTCTGATATAGACTGTGCCGTGATACTCGGATCCCTCTGCAATCTGATGTATCTGTCCACTATCGACAGGAGCAAGAGACCGGACGAATCCTGATGCATACTGTACGGTTAGATCATTAATTATATTCGTCGATCGTGTCTCTACCGGCTTGATTCTCTTGAATACTTCCGAAGTCTCTATCTCTATCCTGGGAGAGAAATTGTCTGTCAGTCTCCAGTCAATGATCGGATACAATCCCTCTGCTCCGTTCGCGATTGTGACAGGGAGCATCGGAATAATATACTTTTGTAAGAACTCATAGATCTTGATACTGGGGTCGTTTATGTATCCGTCGAATTTGTACTGATTGAGCAGTCCTCGAACCGACTCGAAAGCAGACCGATCGAAGAGCACACCAAGAGAAGACAGAGCCCAGTATAATAAGTCTCCTCCTCCTGAGAGAGTATCTCCTGTATATGGGGAGACTGCTCCTCCTCCTGTCCCTACCCATCGACAAAAATACTGTAGGTTCTCTTTGTTGACATCGATGTCTATATCGTTTGCGGATACTTTGACATAAGAGAATACTTGTCCTTTCGCTCCGGGGGCCTGATTGACAGCTACCGAAAAATTTATGTTCCCGTTGTTATCCTCGAAGGTGATTGTGTCTGCTTCTGTGGGATGTCCTGCGATGACAAAATAACCCTGTACAGGAGGAGAGGAAGCATCGAGAGCAATGATATAGGCAGGAGTCGACGGGTAATTTGTTGTCGTTCCGTCGGGTCTCGTTGTTTTCCCTGGCGAGCCGATGACAGCTGGAACAATCTTTCCCTCAAACTTCTTTTCAGCAGACAAGAGACCATTGCTGATCACGCTCTCGATCAGTCCTCCTCCTGCATAATTGCCTCTGGAGAATTGTCCTTGTCCGATGGTTGTTAGGTCTTGATTGATCATGCGAAGCAGAGACGAGTCAGAGACGAAGATCTCATTTTCGACCGAGAAGTCACACGTGCCGCTATCAAGTCCAGGATAACCATACACGGGTTCTCTGATTATTCCCTTGAATATGGGAATACGCTCGTTGAATGTCTGCTGAGATTGTCTCTTCTTGGTTGTTACATATGAGATCGTAACGACAGCATTCTCTATTCCCTTCCCGAGCATCTGCCTTCGTGCGACATCGAAAGGAAAGCGAAGAGACATCGCGACAGTATCCTGTGATAGCTTGACCTGTCCGATCTCCTCGAGTCCTTGATAGTACTCTGGATCGGATAGTCCTCCTGTGTATAAAACCTCTCCTCCTCCTTGCACAGACAAGACGATAGGGAATGACGAGAAATAATACACAGTGCCAAAGACATCGACCTCCGCGAGGAAGCATATGTCTGTCTCCAGAAAGTCGATACTCGGATATACTCGCATTATAAAACCTCTTGTAGTGTCATTGTCCCGACTCTCATAAGCTCCCCACTCGTACTCTGCAATTCGTTACCGAGCACAGATTCGATCTGTATGTCTCCGACAAGAACACAAAGAGCCTGCTCATCGTCTCTCAGGAGCTCTCGCGGTGTGCTGCTCTTTTCAATGAATGGAAGATATACGATCGGTGTCTTCTCTCCTTGTAGATAGTCGAGCAGTCCCTGCAGGAGATACGGAACATCGTTCGCGATTGCGATCGGTTCTTTTGATCCAGAGAGAGACGCTGTCCAGTAGTCCGGATCCGGATTGTCTCCTTGCAATGTCGATATGTCGATCCCTTCTGTCCATCCGATTCGGAATGTCCTTCTGCTCGGTCTGTAGTTTCGAGAGTATAGGACTCCTCCTTGTGTCTCTGTGCTCTCTGTGCCCGATGTTATATTGATCGTCCGTCCTCTCTGGTATTGCTTCCCTGGGATGAGTATCGATCCGACATGTAGCAATCCGATTCGGATGTCTTTGTCGTATGTCTCTTGGGAGTGTATACGGATCGCGATGGCTTCGAATCGTAGTCCGTCCAGATTGATTACAAGGGACATGCTCTTGGGAATAATGTTTACATTCCCAGAAGATATACCCGAAAGCGTTACCTTTTCGTCCAAAAGTATTACAGACTGCTTTGTCGTTGTCGATGTGCCTCCGAAGCGTCCTTCTGAATTGCTGACAATCTTCCGATATGCGTAATCAGTTGCTGATATCTGTACTCTGATATAACATCCTGCTAATTCGTTGTATTTAAAGTACGGTTGATTCGGAGCGGAGGAGTCTCCTCTGAGTGTTCTCCCCTCTGGGACCGCTTTCGATAAGATCGCTGTGTTGAACGTATCGAAAGCCGTCCATGATCCCCCGGAATAATACTGTAGTTCTGCTGTGAGAAAGTTGTGTCCTGCGATGTGGATCCCGAGGATGTCATTCGGAAGAGATTCGTTTATGTGGACCGATGTGTCTGGATCCAGTTTCAGAGCAATCTTTTGCTCTGGGACTGCTCCTGATGTGACGGATTGACTTCTCCAAAAAACGCGAGAAGTAGGTGAGACCGAATAAAAAACATTGTTGATTGAATAATTGCTGTCTGGCGTTATTTTGTACTCGTCTCCCTCATATGTCTGTCCGTCTGCTGTAGAGATCAAGACGTTATCCGTAGTCCAGGCGAAAGATCCTGCTGATGGATAGATCCGAAACATCAGATCGTCGGGATTCGTAAAGTCGTGTAATGTCTCGCTGAACTGGAATCCCTGTGCAATATTGATATGTGACCATTGCGTATTCAGTGTGCCCGTGGATTGTAGATTCCCGAAGCGGACTGTGTGAGCTGCGCTCCCTCCTCCTCCGTCTGTCAATCCTGTAAAGGTCCCAGCATCGACCCATCTCTTCTTATTGTCGATCGCGTCAATGTCTCGATAGAACAGAGTAACCTTTCCCGTACTGAGAGAGACCAGACACTCGAGACGATTGAGAGATAATCCTGACAATGTTAATTTTGTTGTCGATCCGTTGTCGTCCTCTATCCTGATGGATGAAGGAGAGATCCGGACTGTGACCTCATAGTCTGCGCTCCCATCGTCGATCTTGAGATTGACCCCTCTGTAATTGTTCGTAACGTCTCCGGAGGACATGCTCTCGATACGGAAGTGAACCAAGAGACCGAGATCGAGAATGTCCGAAGAGGGAAGACCAGACAGATTCGGGGATGCTGTATAAAACTTCTGTGCTGTCAGAGCGACTCCTCCTGCGTCTAGTGTCTCCGTCCCTGCTCCTGTCGCTGTCAATGAAGAATAGTTCGAGTATAGATCGAGACCGAGATAATTAAATCGGTATCCTGATCGATTCCATTCTGCTTTCTCGCTCTCCTTCAGAGCAGCAGGAGGAAGAGTGACAGAGGAGTATCCCCCAAAATGCAAAGCAAGAAGAGAGAAATTTGTCGCTGTCGATACACATTCTGTCAAGACGATCGTCTTCCCTGTCCACGATAGCGCGTAGCTATTTTGTATCGATGAACTCGAGTCGGCTGTCTGGAGTGCTCTCCCTATCCCATTGATCGTCTGTCCTTGCTTTCTCCATGATAGAGCATCCTGTGACCAGTGTATAAGATAACTGTTTGCTGATGACGTATCTCGCGCGATGATATGATGAGACGAATTGTCATCTGTGTAACACATGAGATCCCCGTCTGTCATGAGATCATTCGTCCCAGAGCAGGAAGCTCCCGAGATGCTGAGAAACGATCCTGCTGTTCTCAGGACATGAGCAGAAGTAAAAGCGGACGGCAATGTCATATAGTTGGGAACCTTGTCCCCATAGTACGCAAGACGAAACAATCCATCAAAAGCATAGAGAGAGATACTGTGGAAAGAGTGATCGTCGATCTCTGTGTCTGTGGTGATCTTCCGAAAGGAGGCCCCGAGATCTGTCGATGCATACTGAATCAAGCGGTTTCTCTTCGTTGCGCTGGTATCATTAAACAGTGTTTCGATCATCAGGAGTATGACTCCTTGCGTCTGTGCGATCCTCAGTCTCTGCGGATTGTGTGTGAGTGTTCCCGCTCCTGTCGAGGTTCCCACCAGTATCTCGTCCTCTAGTGTTTTGAACGTTCTCCGGGTCCATGTGTCTCCGTCGTCTGTGGAGACGTATGTCGAGACGTTCGCTGCTTCTGCTGTACCTTGTAGTATCGCGATGAGATACGATCCATCGGGAAGCTGACATATATCAGAGAGCATCCTGTATCCAATAGAGATCAGAGCAGAGAAAGAATATACTGTGACCTCACTCGATACGTCATCGACACTGAGTTTCTTGACGCGTACTCTGTGTAGAGATGTTGTCTCCTCTGTGTATGAGATCAGAAGATCCCCGTCTCCAGTATCCAGAGCAGCAGGACGGAAAAACTTCCCATTGAGAGCGGATGTCGAGAATTCCAGAATCTGGAATCTGGAAAGAGAATTCTGCGGATCTCTTCCGTACGTTGTCGATGTCTGGTTATCGGTAAAGACAAAGCCGGCTTTGTCTCCTGCGAATCCAGAGCTTTGGGTCTTTATGGTTATGTCTGATGCTCCGGACTGTCTTCCTTTCGCTATCAATTGCATCGGGTTATTTTGTTGCGCGATCGGGTCTCCTGCTCTCTCGTCTGCGACTGTATTTGTGGATTGTGCTGTCCATACATTATTCGATCCCAGTCCGAGAGGGACAAGGAATCCTCTGAGAAAATCTGGTGTTGTGTCTGCCATTAGTAAGATCTCCTTGACGATCTTGTAGACAGTCCCGCTCTTTGTCTGTCTGTCATGTATCGATCAAAATGTTTAAAAGGGTTCATCACAATAACCTGAGGAGATCCGCCTTGTCCATTTTGCAGAGCTCGGACTCCTGGCTCTCCTCCTATTCGATTCACTGTGCTGCTGTCGAGAACTGCCTCTCCTGTCTTGACGACTACAGTCCTTTCATCGGGAGTCATACCACCCATATGTAATTTGGGAGGCTGTTGTGATAGAACTGCTGCCGTCTGTGCTGCTGCTGCTGTTGTCGCTGCTGCGATAGCAAGAGGAGCAAGCGGACCGAGCGCTCCTGCTGCTGTGACGGCTTTCGCTGTGTTGAATGCGATCTCTCCGATGGCTGCGACTCGATTCATCTCAAAGAGAGCACGTATCAGTCCCGCGTTTTCGACTCCTGCTGCTTTCGATACGTTCTGGATTGTCTCGATGCTATTGCGAAAAGTCCCGATTGTCAAGTTGCCAAGTTCTCCGATCTCTGCTGCTTCTCTTCGTATTGCTGCGATTCTTTCTCTTTCTGTCTCTTCCGCTTCCTTTCTCTCTTTGTCCTTCCGCTCTTGCTCTCTCTTGTGATTCTGCTCTTTGAGTGCATCGAGCTCTTTCTGTCCTTGCATCTCTATGAGACCTATCTCTTTCAGAAGTTCACCGATTGCCTCCTGTGCGATTGCTTCTGATTCACGCGCAGCCTCTCGAGAGGCTTCCGTCTGTGCCAATATCTGAGTCGCTTCGACCTGTCCTTTCAAGTCTTCAATCTGCTGTCTTCGTGCCGATACCTGACCGGACGTGCTCTTTCTGATTTGGTCTTCTCGGGACAGCATAGACAAAGAGAGATCAGCATTGCGATCTCTTGTCTGGAGTGTGACCTGTTCGATCTCTTCGATCTCTGCGAGTACTGCCTTTAAATTCTCTGCGTCCCTGGTCCTCTTCTTTGCAATTGCTTCGTTCGTTCTCTCTTGTTTCAGGGTCGAAAGTCGTAATTTGAATTCGCTTTCTGTGGCTGTGGATAATTCGTTCTGTGTGCTTTTTGCGTCAGAGATTGCGCTCTTGAATTCACTCACGGCTTTCGTTATGTCCTGATACTCTTGAGTGATCTCTGCTCGTCTTATTTCTGCGGCTGCTTTCTCTGCTTCTGTCGCTGCACTGTTGAGTATGTTTGTCTGGATCTTTTGCTCCTGATCCAGTAGATCTCTTTTTTCCTCGAGTGTCTTGATCCCTTTCTCTGCGATCTCGACTGCAATTCTCTCATCGTCTCGCTGCTTTTTGAGGATGCTGTCTCTCTCGTTGAGGAGCTTCTGTCTATCAAATTCGAATTTCGTGATCTTTCCCTGTGCGAGGAGGAGCTCTAACTGAGCGTCTCTCTCTGCTTTCTTTGCATCGACAACGCCTTTTGCTGCTGCTTCCTGTTCGAGTGCTAGAGATCGCGCTGCGTCTGTGGCTGCTTTGATCTCTGTGGATAGATCTTTGAACTGCTCCAATTGCTTTATGAGGTTCGCTGCTGCTTCTCGAGACGCTGCTCCCAATTGATCGAATGCGAAAGCAAGAGCGACGACTCCCGCTGTGAGTGCCATTGTCGCAGGTCCTCCCTTTATCGCCTGCTCTGCTGCTGTCGCTAATCCATCGGCCATTTCGAGAGCGTTCTTCGTAGTCTCGGACATGCCCGGAGCGAGTTTATCGAGAGCAAGAGACGCAGACCCAAAAGCAGTCGCGACTGCTTCTGAGTTTTCCGCGAGTACGTCTGTCTCTTCTGCTGCTTCCTCGAAGGATACCTTTATCTCTCTTGCTGCTGTGGCTGCTTCGTCTGCTGCTCCTTTGAATGATTCTCCTATCTTTTCGGACGATTCTTCGAATGCTTTCGCAGACGCTTTCGCTGCTTTCCGACTCTCCTCTGCTGCTCTCTTTGCTGCTTTCTGTGCTTTGTTGAACTCAGAGGACAGCGCGCGAACCATCTTCGACGCTTCCTTCTTTGTCATCCCTGGGATCTGCTCGAGGTTCTTCTGTAGCTGTTTTATGTTTGCCTTGAGCGTTATTTCTACGCTCTTGTTAAAATCTGCCATTACTTCGAAGCCCTCCGGAGTAGATCGTCTGCAAGTACGTTCGCGAGCTTGTTTCCTGCTTTCCGTACTGGAGCCCATAATAATTCATTACTGGTACGCGTACCATACGCGAGATTATTGAGAGTGTATGTTCCCGTTCTTATTGCCCATGCATACGGAGCGGTATTTCTTACAAAGCCGATGAGCTCGTCTGATGTGACCATAATCCCTCTCTCCAGTTTATTTTTGGAGTCCTGGCTCTTTGGAGAGATCCTTCCCTCTTCCGGTGTGAATGTCATCTCTTCGACGATCGCGAGAGCATCCTGTCTCGTCTTCCCGCTCTGCTGAATGGCATATATCGTCTGCTCTTTTCGTCTGTCTGCGCTCTTTGGAGGAATGACTCTCACTGGCCATTGTCGGTACGCATCCTGATAGACCTGCTCGATCTCGTCCTCGATTGCTCTCTTGATAATCGGATTGGCATTGAGCAGCTGCTTCACGAGTCTCTCCATCTCATCAGAGACAGAGACAGCAGCATTGCCTTGTTGCACGAAGATTTTAGACATTGTTTCTCTCTCTCATTCTCTGTACTTGTTGCATATTATACTTTCTTTTTCTTTCTTCTCGTTCCTTTTTTCCTTCTTGGTCGAGAATATAATCAGCAATGAGATCGATCTGTATGTCTTTGTCTAGTCCCTGGAACCATCGCGGATGCTGTCCCCATAACCGCGATATCTGAAGTGCTAGTCTGTCGAGATGTCCTGCTCTTCCGTAGAGATAAAATTTGCCTTTTCATCGACCTCTTTCTCTGTCGGGATTCGTGTCGTCATGTGTGTGAGACACTTGACTCCCTCCGAATAAATGACAGAAGGAGTCACTCCGATCTCGAGAAGACGATCCAGACAAGTATGACCATAATCAGAAGCACGATGTCGGCTAGGTCTGTACTTAGGTAGCTGGGCAAGATGATCAATACATACTCCGATCGATCCCGCGCATAGTCTCGCTAATTGTGCATTGTCTGACTCTGATGTCCAGAGAGAGACGAATTCAAAACATGTAGCAAGAGAGGGAGAGGAGATCTCAATCTCTCCTCCCATTTTCGCGATAGTTATTTTCATTGTAGTCTCCGTTTATGCTATCTAAGTGTATACAACGCCACCGTAACAAGTAAAGTTAATTGTGAAGGAAGAAGGGTCTCCTTCAGTGAATGAAGCAGTACAGACGCATTTTGATAAGGTTGCCTGATGAGCAGTCTCAGCAGCATCGACAGAAGAGGCATCGATTCGATAAGCCAAGTCGATACAGTAGAACTCGACGAAAGGAGTCCCAGACAATCCGGTTGAAACATTCGAAGCATAGTGTCCTGTTTTGTTGATGAAGTCGAGCATAGATCCAGCTTCTGCGCCATCGGTAAATTGTCGGAAGAATGCAGAGAAAGACCCTGTCGCTGCTGGTTCACTGTCTCCTTTTCGGATTGTTGTGATTACACCACGATCACGAATGACAGTCTGCGCTTCTTTTGGTGTGTCGAAGGTGACATTCCCTTCTTCGTATTCGATCTCGAGAGTAACTGGTGATCCTGTCCCGTCCTTCAGTGTTAGGACAGCGTCTCGTCTTGTTTTTGGTAAGGTAGAATAGGCCATAACTGACTCCTGATTATGTTAGTGATATTGTATGCAGAGCAGAGAGCTCTATTTCTGAGATTAGATATTCTTGACTGTCTGGTGTTCGTCTTGTTGCCCGCAAAAATCGGATCTCGATTGCTTTCCCAAAATTGCGAGCCATGCATGTTTTAATTACTTCTTGCTCTTTGTCGAGAGCATTCCCATAGTCCAATATAAGATCATGAGGACGAAGACGAAAAGCAAAGCGGACTCGGATTGTCGTATCGAGATATAGTCCGACAGAGATCCTCTGTCTCTCTGGTGACTGATTAGATGTGCTGACATCCACAGAAAAGCCGAGATGAGCGAGTGTATTTTGAGTACGACCGAACAATTCCGGCAGCTGTCGGACCTCTCTGAATCCTGACAATTCTCCGATCTTTGTCGCGAGTGCATTTTGTACTTCCTTGACCGAGACAGCAGACATCAGTATCTCCGTCTCCGATAGTACTCTCCCGGACGATTGAGAAAGACTGTCGGCTGTCCTCGGGTCCGCTTGTTCGCGTCGTCTGCTTCGCCGTCGTGATCGGTATCATAGACAAAATTGATCGAGTCGAACTCATCACGATAGAGCTTATAGTGTTCATTGGCAAGATCCAAATATCGACCATTGCTCTGTCCGAGGGATGAATGAAAATCTCGAAATATGAGATAGAGAGATAGATGTCTGTGAGCCTCAAAGAAGGACTCTGCTGACATCATGAGATACTCATATCCCATCCCTCTATTTCGTATCCTGCGTAGTATCTGATACCATGCATCGTCGATATATTGCTGATAGCTCGACAGAGACGAAGGACGGACATTATTGAGATCAGAGTATGTCGCTGTCAGGTCGATATCTGAAACGACAGGATACAAGCGTCTGCGGACGAGAGCAGCCATTCGACGGAAGAGATACTGGTCTCCGTCGATGGTCAGAGTCCACTCCTGGACATATCCCTCTCCGAGCGATTCGGTATCGGACAATTGAGCAGGCGTATGCGTATACGAGACAGTCCCTGATCCATTGATCAGAGCCGTCTCTCCTGTCAAGAGATCCGCTCCCGTCGGTTTGATAAGAGTATATGTCGCTGCTGTGGGGACCAATTGCGATCCGTCTCGATATACTTTAAGGTGAGTCTTTTGACTCTTGCCTCTCTCGAGAAGTTCGATCGCTCTGATCTGTGCAGCATATGGAATGGAAGAAGTCGTCATATTATGCTTTAAATACCAAGTAGTAGTCAGAGCCATCAGACGCTACCATGCATCCCTCTGCTGTTCCCAGAATAGTATATGTCTTCGTTGCTCCTGCGTCTCGAATGTGGATCGCTTGAGTGCCTGCATTATGGATAAAAAAGAAAGCTCCTGGCTTTGCTTCTGGAAGCTTGCAATCTACAACTCCCGGAGAACTGTTATCAAATATTTGTACTTGAGAATCTGAATAGTCCATAACTCGGACCGTTGTTAAACTCTCTACATTGACCCCACCTTTTAAGATGATGTGACGAGGGATTTTAAATTCTGCTTTGTCTGTATAGGCCATTATTGACTCCGTTTGTTTTCTGCTCGGTTAATGTGTTTCACAACAAGATCACGAGCGTCTCGATGTGATAAATTGCTTTGTCTGGATACTCGCTGTGCGATTCGATCAATCGCTTCTCTCTTTTCTCTATCTGAGCTCATAGGCGAGCCTCCCTAATTTTTCAATTCGTGTGATTGCTTTCTTTGTCTGTGCGAGCTCGTCCTGCTTACTCTTGAGGCGATTCAGAACCTCTGGGATATGTTGGTCCCTCTCTAGTCTGGAGAGAGCTCTGTTCATTCCTATCAGACGAAGAGATGCGATTTTTGGATGTGGTGTTGAGATCTTTCCGGATGTCATCAGAGATAGTCTCCAGTCATCATAACCGTCTTGATCAAAATGCTCGATCATTCTTCGTCCGACCTTCTCGATCCCGATCCATCGACTTGTATAATAATTTCCCTTATGAGCAGGATAGACGCGAAGATAGTCCTCTTCCGATGCGTCTAGTATTGTCCATCCATTGTCTCGTAAGGTTGTACGCATATACGACGAGTCGAGTCTTCCTCCGACTGCTCTCGTTCCGTTGACACCTGGTGTCTCTGGTATGGATGACAGCACGGGAAGCAGAACAGGGATAACCTGTGTCTTCTTCTTCTTTCCGTCGTCTGTCTGTGTCGTGTACAATTTTAGTTCCCAATTCTCTGGGTTATGTGCGTAGAAAAATCTTGCGTTCGCTCGGACTGGGATTCGTGTATCGACTTGTGTCTTCTCTTCCCAGGGTTGCGAAAAATTTGTGTAGTCCATTGTAGTCTCCATTTAAAAAAAGGCCGGGAGACTGCATCATCCGGAGACTACATGGTAGATCATGCAGCCTCCCGACATTGCAATCCTTAGCGTTTAGATAGCAGTTTGACTCCGCGAGAGTCTTCGATAATTCCACATCCGAGATATGCATGTCCTACAACAAATGTAGACGCAGACATCGGACGACGATCAAATTCGACTACTACCTTACCCATAGACATCAGGTCAGAAGAACCGCGTACTCCTGCAGGAATACCGTCAACATAACCGAGAGCCATCGGGCTGATCATGTAGTTATCATAGCCAGAGGATGCATTTTGATTCACTCCGAGAGCGGATGAGTAGACATCAACACCGAAGAGAGAACCTTTGAAATTTTCTCCTTTTACCTGAAGCATATCCATAGAGGACTGCATTCGAGAGATAGCATTTCCGGTCTCATTGCGGAGACTGTCCTGAAGCTCTGTCAGTGCCTTAGGCGCGAGGACGCAGGCATAGGGTCCAGGAGCGCCACCTGCGGAACCAGTACCGAATCCGGCCTGCTCGAGTTTGAATATTGCGTCGAAGAAGTCATCGACAGAGAGAGTCGTTGTGTTCGCTCCTGCTGTCTGAGTAAAGGAAGCAGCAGAAGCACCGGTCAATTGTGCGAATCGTGTTTCGTAAGATCCTGCGATTGACTGAGCAATTCGGAAAGGGTCAATGTCAGAACCACCGAATCCAGTCATAGAGCTGAGATCTGACATCTCGTAGATGATATACTGACGAGCAGCGATCAAGTCTGCGCTGTTGATTGTAAGAGCTGTTTTGTTTGCACTTTCGTCTGAGATCTCATTGGTAGCAGCTGCCATACTGTCGAAGCCGTCAAGACCAGCAAGACGAACACGTACTGTATCGCTTCCAGTGCCGTTTATGGAGCCTTGGTAGCTTAAAAGACCAGTATTTCGAAGGTTAGAATTATCTTTGAGAAGGAGATTGATTTCTTGGGAGATCATCGCAGAAAGACGAAGAACGCCTTCCAATTGATTCCCGATTGTATTCGCAAAACGAATCGGATCGACTGTTGCCATTGTAGCACCTATTTGTTAGAGTGAGAGTATAGTCTGAGAGCGTTCTGAGACTTCTTCTGCTGTTACCGGGGCGACCGTATCTCTTTCTCTGCTGTCTTCCATATTATAGCATAATAAAAGAGGTTGCAACAATGATCGATATTTTTGCGAAATGGAAGGACGGAGATCTCGTCTGTGTACCCAAAAAGAGAAGAGGGATGTCGAAAGGCGAGTATCTCAGAGCCGCTCATGTCTGTCTCCGATTTAACGAAGCCTCATTCCCCTCCCTTTCTTCTCGAGAGCTTTCTTTGCTTTCTGGTATAACTCCCGATCTGGACCCTTCGTTACCGCTCCTCCCTTCTGGAGAAAAGAATACACGCGAGCTCTCGCCCATTGAGACTGCGTCGCTCCCGGGCGATGACCGACAGCCCACGCAGCTAACCCTCTTTTGTATACCTGATCGATAATCCCTTTCGGGACTCCTGTTACTTTTGAGACTCCTCGGATGAATCTGTCTTGCTGGGATCCTGTCTCCATTTTCGATGTAGCCTCTCGGATCTCCTGTCTCATCTTCTTCGCTGAGAGTGTATATCGAGACGGACGAGTTTTTTTCGTGTCTCCTGGGAGCGGTTTGAATTTTGCGGATCCTGTTCTCTTCCCAGAGATCCTCTTTCTGATCTCGGCTTTTCGTCTCGCTGCTGTACTCTTGCCGAGACCGGATGTGTATTTTCTTGGTACCCTTTGTGCCATAATGACTCCATGTAAAAAGGGAGAGGATTTGCATCCCCTCCCCATGATCAGAGGATGATCTGTTGTGGTGGGATTAGTGGATGAACCAGACCAAAACGCCATCTGAGTCGGACAAAGCTGATCCAAAAGTCAGACGTGCATTTCCGCCACTTCCTCCGGTAGCAGAGACGGAGAACTCATCATTGTCCGCAGGAGTATCACCAAGAGCAGTCATGTTTCGAAGAGACAGACCATTTTTAAACACCAGCACAGCGTTAACAGTGTTACTCGGGAGAGCCTGAGACAGATCGAGAGTAGTTGTCGATCCTCCTGAGATCTGAAATCCTTGTTGCTTGAATGAGATACCCAATTTTGCAGCAGTCACGGAAGAGTCAGCAAGCTTCGCAGCAGTGACACCAGTGTCCGCGAGAGCAGTCGTTCCGACAGCACCCGAGGCGATTTTTGCAGAAGAAACAGCAGCAGAGGCGATTTTTGCAGAAGAGATCGCGCTGTCTGCAATCTTCGCAGAAGAAACGGCATTGTCCGCGATCTCAGCAGTGTCTACAGCATTGTCAGCAAGTTTCGCGTTAGTGATCGCATTGTCTAAGATCTTCGCTGTCTCTACACTGTTGGAAGCTAATTTTCCGGCAGTGACATTCGCGTCCGCGATCTTTGCTGTGGTGATGGCATTGTCTGCGATCTTCGCTGTGAGAACAGCAGCAGAAGCAAGAGCAGCAGAACCGACAGAGGCATCTATCAATTCATTCGCACCGACTGAGTCGTCTGCCATTTTTGCATTACTGATGGCATTGTCCGCAATCTTTACAGAAGAGACAGCAGCATCCGCGATCTTTGCAGTGCTGACAGCAGCGTCCGCGATCTTCGCTGTAGATACGCCAGCATCGGCGATCGAGATTGTGTCTCCCTGCTTCTGTAGACCTCCTGATGCACTCACTTTCCCCAAACCGGTAAATCTTTGGAAGGAGATAGAGTCAGAGCCGAGAGAGGGTGCTGTATCGTTGATACAGACGAATCCTTGATCTGCAAAAGTATTCCCTTGTAAACAGAAGAGGAATGCTCCGGGATAGTCTGCTCCTGCGTCCATGTCTGATGCGCGAGACATAGAAGAACCTGCGCTCGTGTAGCTGTACACGCCGTTTTCGGCTGCTGATGTCTGACCGAAAAGGAGGACTCTGTCTCCATTGGAAAGAGTAACTCCATCGATCGCAGCAGGAAGATCAGAAATATCAACATTGCTATCGAGAGCAACCTTGACATTTTCCTTTACAGAGAGACCAGCAGCGACAGAGTCGACATAGCTTTTATTCGCAGCATGTCCGCTCGAAGAAGGAGTCGGGACAGAGATAGCGCCAGAGAAAGTATAATTGTCGCTTTCGTCTAATTTGCTCGCGTCGACAGCATCGGCAGCGATCTTCGCTGTGGTGACTGCTCCATCATTGATTTTTGCAGTTTCGACGGCATTGCTGGCGAGTTTCGCTGCACTGACTCCCGCGTCTGCGAGTTTCGCTGTGGTGACAGCAAGAGAGCCGAGAGCAGCAGAGTCGACGGCACCGGCAGCAAGTTTCGCGCTAGTGACAGCATCGTCCGCGATCTTTGCTGTTTCAACGGCAGCAGAGCCGATTTTCTGTGCCGTTACTGATGCGTCATTGAGAGCAGCAGTCAGAACGGCAGACGCTCCGAGCTTGGCTGATGTGATGGCATTGTCCGCGATCTTTACTGATGTAACAGCATTGCTCGCGAGTTTGGCTGCTTCAATAGCCGAGTCGACTATCTGCGCGCCTTTAATTTGAACAGAACCCATGAGGTTATACTCCTGTATTTTTGTTTGTAAATTGCAATTTCAGTAGTCTCCGAATGTTCTTTTTTTTCCTACGACTGAGGAGTGTAATCGATTGTAAGAAATGCTCCTGCTTCTGGAGAGAAGCCGGTCGTCGTGAATGTGTTCGAATTGTGCTCGGAGAATGTCTCTCCTTCCACTTGTCGCACTCCATTATAGTAGACCCGAAGAGATCCTGCTTTATAATTTTCGGGAACTGTGAAAGACGTATTTGAACCGTCACATTGTGAGGATAGGTCTGCTTGTTTCATCTCTTCTCCTGTCCCTTGTTCGTTGAAAAATGCGAATCGAAACATGTCATAGCTCCTCGAGGACGATCGATATTTCTGCATTCCCAGACGAAGACGCGACGAACATAGAAGAAGGACGATTCATCCCTCTCCCGAGACGCAAGACTATATAGTTACCTGTCGGCACTGTCATTCTATTTGATGGAATTGATCCTCCGTCTGTGGCTCCATTACGGCAGACATAGATCGTCTTCCCTGGAGATCCGATACTGATTTGTGAACATGCAGAAGGAAGGAGTATCTCTGTTACTGTCGAGTCGTTCGCTGTAAAATTATGGAAGGCAGGATATGTCTCCAGGCTCTGAAGGTTCTCGCTCATGACTGTCTCCGATTGCGATTCTTCCATGCCTCCCGGACCTTGTCTCTGTTCGCTGCGTAGAACTCTGGATCCTTCAGAGCACGATCCAGAAAGCCGGGAGAGTCAGGAGCTGGTATCGCTCCGACATTCGTCTTCGGTGCTTCGTATGTCTGTGGTTGTTCTTGGTATGTGTATTCTTCTGTGGATTGCTGCGTCTGTGGTGTGTCTGTTTCTTCTGCGATCATCTTCAGTGCTTGTAAATGTGGACGGATTGTGATCGGTGCATTCTCGGGGCTCTGGACTTGATTGTCTAGCCATTCAGAAAGAGATACTCTGTCTTTGTCGGATACTCCCTTCTGCGCTCTCTCGTAACTCCACTCAATCGCCTCTACGAGATCCGGATCTGTCAGACCATGCTTCGAGATACTCTGGTATCGATCGAATCGCTTCTCTGCTGTGGATAGTTTTCCTTGCATCTCCTGAAGTTGTTGATTCAGGATGTCAACAGAGGACATCGCTTTCTCGGCTTTCGACAGTCTGCTCTCTGCGTCTTCGAGTGCTTTCTCTGCGAGTGTCGCTCTCTGGGCTACCTTCGATACTCTCTCTTTGATAATGTTCTCTACTTCGGATTTCAGGACGTATACCCGTCCCTCGTTTTCTATTTCGGTCATGTAGTCTCCTTATGGGTTAGATTGTGTATTGTGCTCTCTCTGCTCGGATGCGTTCTAATTGCTGCTTTGCTTCGATGGGATCAAGATCCGGATTCAGCATTTGCATGGCATCGACAGGAGAGATCAGTCCTGCGGTTAATTTCTGTATGATGTCTTCTCTCTGTGCTCGCATCTCTTCAGGAGATAGACCAAGAGGAGTATAAACAACCCGATAACCTGATTCGGGAAGGTTGGCACCCAAGAATCGATTAGACAACATTGCACACTTCGACAGCATCTCCTCGTCTGCTCGTCGGAATACAGGAGCATATCGTCTCTGTGCTTCTCGTTGTCCGTCTCTGGAGATAGAGAGAGCATATCCGGATCTCGGGTCTCCGCTCTGTCTCAGAACCTCGGATGAGATACCGGCTGCTGTCGCGACTCGATACTCATATTTTGAGATACTTTCGAGGAGCTTGTCGGGATCGGCATAACTGAAGGATCCGATCAAGGGTTGTCCTTGCATGTCTGGATCTGTCTGGAACATCAGGATGCTGCTCGGGTCTGTGGAGATCGCGGATCGTCTTCCTGTGAGATCGTTCTCTACTTGAGACAATCCGGATACATGCAGACCAGCGACATATTTTTGAGGCCAGGAGTTATCGCGGACGCAATGGACATAAAAGGAAAAGAGGACGGCAGCAGTCAAGGAACCATAGGCCAATTGGGCAGCGTCGAAAGCGTTAAATAACTGTCCTGTCTTCTCGGCATGATACAGGACGACAGGGAGGAAGGGAGAGCCGTCTCTGCTGCGATATGGATACGCGTCTCCCCTCATCGTCTCATGTCCCATATAGATCTCAGACATATCCTTCCCGATTGCTCCTGCTGGTGTCGCTTCGAACATACCGAACAGAGGATTGTTCGCATCTCGAATATCCAGTATGTCCCAAACCCAAATTGGATCACCGCTCTCGGGATCCATCCGAAGACGAAGCTCTTGATAGTACAGAGGAACGTCGGGAGCGTCTGGAGATGCTGATGCAATCACGAAGTCGGGAGACACAGAGCGAAAGGACAGACCAGGGACCCGAGCGACATCTCCTGCGTGATGAGGAGCGACATCCACTCTCACGAACATCTCCCGGATACCGAGTGTCATTTGTTGGATACGTTGCATCAATTGAAAGTATCCGCTCTTTGTCATAAATCCATCTCGACCGACGAGAGCAGAGATGTCTCCTTCATTCGATACATTCGGATCCGAATGATATAACATCGCTAATTGTCTCGTCACTTGCTCGATCGCACAGGAGGACATATCCGAAGGACCGAGAGCTTCTCTCCTGTCCGTCGGAAGGTGCCTCAGAAGCTCATTCTCGAGATCCTGCTCCCAGAGACCAGTTAGGAGTCGTCTCCGGAGAGCGGAGTGCTTCCATCTTTCATCATCTGCATTTGTCGGGGCTTGTGGCTTTGCTGGGATTGTATAATCATTCTGCATCAGTACACTCTAATTTGTTGTGGAATATTTGGTCTGTAATCAAGGATCGGGAGTAGTCCATAGCGAAGAGCGTCGATCGCATGTCCATGTGGATCACGTGATCGAGCGGACTGTGTTCTCTTCATTGTCCATGACTGAATCGACTTCACAGTCTTCTCACATTCCGGACGAATCCAGAAGTGTTTCCTGGACATTATAGCATGAAGAATCGATGCTCCCACATATACAGAGTGTCGTCCCTTTCTTGCTCTGTGTACGGTAAAGGGAAGACCCCGAGGAGGATAACCAAGGATACTCTCGAAAGCTCTCATCAGCATTATGTTACTCATTCTGTATTGATCTCGTCCTCTGTGCTCTCCGTCTCCTGTCCATCGGCATAGATTCGGATCGACTCCGTGTTTTCGAAGCATCTCGAGAATAGCTTGTGCGTGATGTTCGGGAGGAGCCTGTCCTGATACGTACTCAGCAAGCACGAAGACTCTCGGGTTCTGCTGGTCTCGCATGTCAACACAGGACAGTATCGCGACCTGGGATCCTGGATTGCTACCATGATCGATCCCGACACAGAAACGATAGTCTCCTCCTCTCGGGACCGATTGCGCAGAGATCATATCTTCAGAGAAATTCTCAAAGACGACACCGATCGGAGCGACATCAAAAGATCCATTGATACGAGCTTCTCTGTCGTATGGGAGATAGGCTTGCGTTATCTTGTCGATCTGCTCCTGTGATAAGAGATACCCTTTCGGGAGACCGATGGGAGTCGTCGCCTCTACTGTGAGAGGAGCTCGATGGGATGAGATCAGTCCTCTCTCGATCATCTCTTTTATATATGTGACATCCACTCCCCCGACAGGAGTCAAAGAGATCGCGACTGTCCCTCTTTTCCCTCCTGCTCCTCCTCGGGAGGTTCTCGCTATCAATTCGTTAAATGTGGACTGATCGACAGGTTCGTCTATACATACGAGATTCGCTGTCGCGGATGCTAGTCCGAGACCTTGATTCGCTGTCTTGATCCGAATGATCGAACCATTGCGGAACTTCACCAGAGGAGCCAATCCTCTGAATCCTTTCCCTCTCACAAACTCACAATCTGGAGAGAGATCGTCCTTCGGTATCATGTCGTATAACTTCTGTTGTATGGTTCTCGATTGCTCGTGACTGTGCGTGATAAGCCAAGCTTCGATCGGTGGGGGATCTGTCTTGTAGTATGGATGTCTCCCGAGACAGTGATACAGCAGGAGAGCACATGTCGCCATAGTCTTTCCTACCTGGTTCCCACCGATGAGAGCTTTTATCGGGGCTTTGTCTGCGAGATAGTCTCTCTGGGGAGGAGTCGGACGATAGTATCGAAGCGGATCATGTTGGGACCGCTTTTTCAACCACGATAATTTTTTCGCCATTCCACATAGGGACATTACTTTCTCCGATAGAATACTTCATAGCATATCGATCCTGCGTCTGTCTGCTCTTTGCAGTATTCGATCATTGTGATTGTATTCGAGATATTGGATATTTCTTCGCATTGCTTCCCGGATGTCTCTGAGTCGATTCCTCTCGAGTAGATGAAACACGTCATTTCTCTACATAGGAGAAACCCTTCTTTTGTCTTCGTGTTCTCTGGCTTGCATATCTCTTTGATAAGATCGAGATCCGTGAGCTGATGGATGATCTCCTGCTGTGTCTCGCTCGTCTTGTCTGGGAGTGTCTCTTTGTTCTGGTTCACAGCAAAGAGAGTCCCTGCTGTACCGGCTAGTATTCCGATGATTGTCGCAAGTGCTATCTCTATCATTTTCTTTCTGTCCGTATTCTGTGTATGCATTCTGTCCATCTGGTATCATTGAGATCGAACACGAACTGAATATCCTCTGGGAAGAGAGCGTCCTCCTTGATGATTGCAGCAATTAGATCGTCCATCTCTGACTCTGTTCTGTGTTCCTTGTATACTATAATCATGTTCCGGAGTCTCGTCTTCGTTTTGTATACTTCTTCGGTTAGTTTCGCGTGTAGCTTCGATCCTTTCGACACTCTGTCGATAAGATAGAGTATCTGTCCCTCGATGGTCTCTTGATCCAAAAAGTCGAACCTGCTCATGATCCCTTCTTCAGTGCGACGACATTCGACCCGACAAGACTATGAAGATCGGACTGTACTCTCTGTCTCAGTAGAGGAGGGAGAGAGATGATCGTGTTGACAATCTCGGACAGAAGCTGCTCGTCTGTCATTCTGTCATGTGCGTCGATCGCTCCCTCTTCTGCGTCTAGTGTCCTCAGTTCTTGCATCAGAGAGACGAGCTGTCTCTGAAGTGCTGCGTATGCTTGCCAGGAGCCGGACTCTTTTGCTTTGTCCATGCTCGTCCTAAGTTCGGATATCTGTGTCTCCAGTATCTCCCGATAATCGAGCATGTCCCCGCTCTTCTTCGCTGCTTTCGTCTCTGCTGGTAGAGTATGTGTCGCGTCGTTTTTGTACCCGAAACGACGAGACAGGAGCCATGCAGCAGCCTTCCAGTCTTCTTTTGCTGTGTTCTGAATCGTGTTCAGACAAGCGACAGCAGAAGAACTCTCTGCCTCTCGGATCTTCTTCGCAAAAGTCTTGTATGGTTCTCTTGCTCTGTCCTGTTCTCCTTTCCGGATCCAGACATACAACGTATTGCGAACGATCCCTCCTGCTTCTGCTGCGATCGCATAGGTAGCTCCCAGGCGCAAGGCCTGACAGATTCTCTCTGTTCTCTCTTCGGTTAATTTTTTACTCATGTAGTCTCCGTTTTTTTTGAAAAAAATATACTCGTTTCTCTAAAAGGCTTCGGTACGCGCAG